CGTGTAAACCTCTTTTCGTGTTTCGTGATATGCCCGGCGGAATGCTGGGCGGTGGGGCGGGGCCGCTTTATCCGGTGCGGACCCTGCCAGGGCATCCGGTGCAGGTCATGCAAACAGGCGGTTGCATACCTGCTGTATTTCGTCGTTCGCCTTCATCGGGGCAATGAGCACGGCCACGGCGGCGCGTTTCGGGTCTGCGGTGTCAGTTGCCAGGATGGGCGAAAGCGGGTTGTTGCTGCCGTGGTAAACAAATTCGTGATGATCCACAAAAGCGTCATACTCCGAATTTATCATGATGGGCCGGGATCCATCGCGGAACATTCGGAACGTGCCCCAGATCTTGCCCTTCATCTCGACTTCTTGCAAAAGAGAAGTGCGCTTGACCTCTTCTTTGCAGTTGCTGAACTTCTGGAACATCTGCGCGGCGGTCAGCTGGTGCGGATCGTTGGCCACAAACCCGTCATCGCTGGAAACGATGGTCACACCATCGGCGGGAGCTGCCTGCATGGTCACGGGCTGGATCACTTCCGGGTAAAGGACGGCGGGCAGCTTGAACGCTGCATAGCCGGTGATGATGTACACGCTGCCGCCCTGGCAGGTGATCCGCACGGCGTTGCGGTTCTTGGCCTGGCCTTTCAGATAGGCGGTGATCTTCTTCACGTTCAGGCCGGCGGGGGCGTTGCTGGATGCTCTTTTCATATTGCAAAAACTCCTTTTCGTGTTTCGTTCTGGTTTTCGTGCCCGGCACTCTGCCGGGGCGGTGGGGCTGGGCTGCTTTGTACCGGTGCAGCCCTGCCAGAGCATCCGGGACGGGTCAGGCGGTGAGCAGGTAGCCGCGGCGGGCGCAGATGAGGCGGAGGCGGGCGGCGGTGATCTGCTGCTGAACCTCTGCGGGGCGGCCGGTGCACTCTGCCTTGCGGCGCAGCGCCTGAAGGGTCCACTGCTGGCGCAAAACCTCGTTGATCTGGTCGATGACGTTGTTAAACTTTTTCATGGTTCAAACTTCCTTTCGTGTTTCGTTTTGTGGTGATCCTCCCGGCGGGGTGCCGGTGGGAAGTAGGGCGGGGTTGCTTTGCCCGGTGCAGCCCTGCTAAAGTTTCCGGTTTCGTGGTGGTGGATCATACCAGCAGACCGGCGGCGATGCTCTCAAAATCCAGCTGTTTCACCGGCGCTTCATCCAGCACAGCCACGGCGGCGGGGGCGCTCTTGGCGTCCTCTACGGCCTTCCGGGTCTTGCGCCAGGCGTCCAGCGCTGCGGCCTGCGCCTTGCGGTCCGTTTCGGGCACGGCGATAAACGCGGCCTTTGCCTTGCGCTCTGCCTGCTGTGCGGTGCGGAGTGCATCCGGGGCGGGCTGTGCGCTCTTCTGCGGGGCGCTCTTCGTGGCGGCGGGTTTCTTTGCGCTCTTCGGTGCGGTGGGCTTGCTGGCCTTCTTTGCGGCCTTCTTGGTGGGCAGCGGGTCAACGTGGACCAGCTCCGGCAATTCGTGGCGCTCTTCGGTGATGATGGGGGCCGGGGCGCTGGCGGCCTGCTCTGCGGCGGCCTTGGCGGCTTTGCGCTGATCCGCCAGCATCTTGTTATAGGCGCGGATCTCGTCCAGGCTCTTAAAGCGTCCGGCAGGTGCGGGGCGGCTTGCTTCCACCTGGCCGATATGGAACAGGTGCGCAGGTGCCTTGTAATAGTTCCCGTTGTCGTCCTGCTCTTCGGCTGCCTTGGTCAGCGCGTCCGGCTCCTTGCCGCTGCTGCGGGTCTTGCGGGGGCGGGTGTCCAGCTTCCAAAGCCGGGTATCAATCGCGGCTTTCTCACCGGTCTTGACGCTCTTGCCGCGCTCCTTCCATTCGTGGAACGTGTGGAACAGGCCGGCAAGCAGCAGCTTTTCCAGCTCTTCGCCCTGCTGCTCTTCGGGCACGTCCTGGAAGTGAATTTCTTTGCCCTTGGCGGCGATCTGCTCCGGGGTGTAGGCCAGCGCCAGGATAGCGCGGCGCTGTTCCGGGGTGTGATACTTCGCGTTGACTTCGCTATAAATGATCTCGTTGTTAGTCATGTGTAACGCTCCTTTGCTTGTTGTGTTGGTGTTCGTGGTGATCTCCCGGCGGCTGCCGGGGTAGTGGGGCGGGGTCGCTTTACGGTGCGGCCCTGCTAAGGCGTCCGGCGCTAGTAGATCACCATGCCAGCGCAATCTCATCTGCAATTTGCTGCATGGTCATGGGTTCCCGCGCATTGCAGACGGTGATGATCTGCGGGTCGTGGTATTCACTCCAACTGCTGGTGCTGGGGTGGTAGTTGGTCAAGACTTCGCCATCGCTGCGGTCATAGCTGATCTGGACATAATCGCCGCGGTAGTAGCTGAGGCCCTTTGTTTCGCCAGCGGCCTTTTTAAGGCCGTGCATCTTCATGCCGTAGGTGTTCAACATGGTTTCACTTTCTGCCCTTTGCCCTGGGCGGCGGGTATTTGATTCACCCAAGGCGGGGCGGTGGGGCGGGGCTGCTTTGCGGTGCGGCCCTGCTAGAGTGTCCGGCGGGGGTTCATGCGGTGCGGTACATCTGGCGGAACAGGTCCAGCGCTCCGATCTCTGCGGCCTTGTGCTGTGCTGCCAGCTTTGCGCCGGCGCTGTCGTGGCCGTTGAAGTGGTACGCTTCAGAGTAGGCGTTGACAATGGCCCATTCCCGGCGGCTGCGCTCCTGCTGCGCTTCCCACTCTGCCAGATCGAAAACGTAGATGGTGCAGGTCCAGGCGTACAGGCTGAACACCTGTTCAACCTTGACCTTCAAGCCCTTGCAGCGGTCAAGCGTGGCTTTGATCCGGTCACGCTCCTGCCGATCCATGGGAACGATGGAATAGCAGGGAATGAAACGATCGTGCACCGGGGTGACGTTCCAGCGGTGGCGGGCTGCCAGCTGGTTGATCTTCTTGTCAAGTGCTGTCATGTTGTGCGCTCCTTTCAGCAATCCAGGCCGCAGGCTGCAAGCGTGCGGGTGATGATGTCAACATCTGTCTGGCTCCACTGGCAAGATTTGAGGTCGTAGGCCAGGCGGTGCAGGTCAATCCCCTGCACCGGTGCGGGGTTGATGGCTACAACGTCGCCGTTGCCCTGCACATAGTCGGCGGCCTCTTTCTTGCTGGCGGCGGGAACGGTCACGCGGAAAACGCTTTTCCCGTCGTCCAGATACACGTTGTACACGGTCAGTTTCTTCATGGGGTGTGCTCCTTTGTTCGTTGTGGTTGATGTTCGGGATGATCTCCCGGCGGCTGCCGGGGTAGTGGGGCGGGGTCGCTTTGCGGTGCGGCCCTGCTAAGGTGTCCGGGGCGTTCAGCCCAAAAGAGAGGCGGCGGCATCCTGCCAGGTGGGGAAGGCGTAGAACGTGCGGCGCTCTGCGTTGGTGTTCTCGCCGGTGATTCGTGCGGCGATCCGCTGCCCGGTGCGGGGGTCCCATCCTTCCAGCCGATACCCGGCGGCCTGAAGGCGGCGGGCTGCGGCGTTCTCCTTGCGGTTTCGTTCGCGGATCTGTTCAAGTGTCATCATGGTGCAGGCTCCTTTCAATCTTCGGTGCAGCCGTGGCAGTAAAGCGCGTCAATCACTTTGTCATCGCTGAAATCTTCCGGGGTGCCGTTCGCGTCAACCACCAGGTCAACGCGGTCATAAATTCGCAGATCGGTTTCAGCGTCCGCCACAAAATACCAGTCGTCACCGTCCAGCGCGTCGGTGCACCAGACTTCAACCGCGCCGTCATCGGTGGCGGTCATGCCCTGCACAATGGCCAGGGCGATGTAGCGGCCCAGGGGGCCGACGGTGTAGGGGCATTGCGCCGCGGCCTTTGGTGCGGTGCCTGCCAGCATTGCGGCCACCAGTGCGGCGGCGGTGGTGATCTTCTTTGCAGTGTTCAAAAGTTTCATGTTCTTTGCTCCTTTGCTTTTCAGTTGCCCCGGCGGGCTGCCGGGGTAGTGGGGCGGGGCCGCTTTGTTTGAGCGGTGCGACCCTGCCAAGGCATCCGCTTGACTTTACCGCCTTTCGGTGGTAAACTGGCTTACAAGATGCGTTGTGGAAAATTCATCTTGCAAGCCTGTCACCTGCTTTAGCGGGTGGCGGGCTTTTTTGCTGCCTGCTTCTTTTTCCACTCTGCCAGGTAGGCGGCCCAGATCGCTTTTTTCAAAGCGGCGGGGAGTTTGAAAAATTCAATGCTCATGGTTCTGATCTCCTTTCTTTTGATTTGCCCCGGCGGGGCAGTGGGGCGGGGTCGCTTTGCGGTGCGGCCCTGCTAAGGTGTCCGGCGGGGGTTCAGCGGGCGGCGTCGGCCAGCTGGTTGATGTGGGCGGGGTGGATGTTGGGATAAAAGCCCATCCGGTCAAGGTCGGCGGGGGATGCGGCATTGTCGATGGATTCAGCCCAAACATGGGCGGCGGCGGATACTCGACCATCGGCGCGGCTGGTAGCGTTCACAAGGTTGGCGATGGTTTCACGGGCGGCATCTTTGCCGATCTTCCGAGCCAGTGCCTTGACGGTATCGGCGGGGTTGCCGGTGCAGGTGTCCTTGTAGATGGCAGTCAAGGTGTCGAGGTTGTCGCGGATCGTCCGGCGGGCGGCGATCATTTCGGGGCGGCTCATGTTCTCAAAGTTCAGCATTTCGGGTTTCTCCTTTCGGTTCGGTTGGTGTCTTGGCACGTTGCGGTGTCGTTCGCTGTGGCTGCATTGTAGCACCGCAACGTGTCACCTGTCAAGCACGTTGCGGTGTTTTCGGCGGTCTGCACAAAAAACACGGTGCGGTGCTGTGAAAATTGCACGTTGCGGTGTCGGCGGAACTGTGCTATATTATATTTATAAAAATAAGCAAGGGGTAATAATATGCCAGTTTCGGAAACAAAAAGACGAAATAACGACAAATACAACGCAAAATGCGACCGCATAACCGTTTGGCCCATAAAAGCAAAAGGCGCAGCAATCCGCGCCGCGGCAAAAGAAAACGGGGAAAGCCTGCAAGGGTATATTTTGGCGGCGGTATATGCCAGAATGGAGCGGGAAGGGCAGCCGCTAGAGATCGACCCGGCGGAATCCGGGGAAGAAGGGGGACTATAGGGGGTTACTGGGGGAGAGTTCTAGCCTACTAGGTTAAAGCCCTGCACCTGCTTCTCACTCCCGTTAGGTGGAGAATCTGACCCCTCCGGCAAACGGCAAAATTGACCCGGACGGAGCACCGCCAGCGCAGGCCGTGCCATGCTGGAACGTTGCCAGCCGGAACTGTTGCGCCCGGATCAGTGCCAGCGCCAGCAGCCCGGCACCGGAACGGGGAGCAGACCACCACCGCCCACGATATGCACCGGGATGCACCCGGCGCAGCAGATCGCACCGCCAGTGCAGACAGAAGGCCAGAGCAGCAGCGCACCACGCGCCGCCGCCCTGGCCTTTTTCTTTTGCGCCGCCTGCCCGCCTGCCGCCTGCCCGGCCTGCCGGATCAGCAGACCGGCACGCGCTGGGTGTTGCCGCCGTTGCCACGATGACCACGCCAGCACCCCGCAGCCGCAGCAGATCGCACCGGCCACCACCTGCACCGGGAAGGATCAGCACCGCCAGCGCCGCACCAGATGACCACGCCAGCAGCAGACCGCCGCCCACGATGACCACGAACCAGCGCCAGCCCTGCACCACCTGCACAGCGCCCACAGCCTGCCAGCCTTGCCAGACCTCACAGCAGCAGCGCAGCCGCCAGCGCCGCCACCGAGGAGGACAAGCCCACCAGCGCCGCCCACCTGCCGCCGCCTGCATCGCTGCCGCCTGCCGGATGATCCACCCCGCAGCACCCCGCAAAACGGCCATTTTGCGCCGCCGCCGGAGGGGTCAGATTCTCCACCTAACGGGATAGAGCTTTAGGCTTAGGGCTTAGACTTAACAGGCTATAACTCGCCTTATCTATCCCCCTGCCCCCTTCCTTCTCCGCCTCGCCGTCCTGCTGCCGTCCCTCGGCACGCCCTGGCGCTGCCGCCGCCCTGCCGGATCAGCCACAGCCCCGCCGCCCGCCACCGGCGGCCGCCCCGATGACCACCGCCGCCGGTAAGGTACTGCCCCCCGCCGGCGGGCGCGGTGCGGGTTCGAAAGCCCCAAAATATTTCTAGGTGCAAAAATTTTTGAAGGGCTTCCGGGTTTTGGCCCCCGAAAAAGGGTGACGGGTTCAAAAAATTCAGGCCGGGACACCATGGCGGTAACGTCACCGGGATGGCGGGCACCATATTGGCAGCGCCAACAAAATGGTGGTATGTCATAAAGTGTTTACAATTCAAGGCCACAAACGGTGAAAGATGTCCCGTTATGTCCCGTTTTTAGTGGTATAATTGGTACAGTGGAATTATGAGAGAGGCCCACGGTGGTGTAGCACCGGGGGCCTTTATCATATCAACCGACTACAAGTTGTAGGCGGTTCCCAAGATGCCGCAGGACCGGCGGCGATACTGGATGCTCTGTCTGGATGATTTGCCAGACGGGGCATTTTTTATTGGAGGAAAACCAAATGGCAAGGCGAAGCGATGAGCGCGATGCCGCCCGCGCGGAGTACATTGCCCGGATGGAGAAAGACGGAGAGGTGAATCTCCGGCAGCTGGCGGATGATCTCCATCTTAAATATGATACGGTCCGCCGATGGAAGGCAAAGGACGGGTGGGACCCGCCCGCAGCCCGGAAGCCCGGCGGACAGCCGGGAAACAAAAACGCCGTGGGCAACTCCGGCGGCGGGGCACCGGCGGGAAATGAGAACGCAATGAAAGATGGAGCCTATGCCACCATCTTCTTTGACAAACTCACCCAGGAAGAAAAACAGATCGTAGAGGATGCCCCAAGGAACAGCACCGAACTGACTTCCCACGAGATCGGCGTGCTGCTGCTCCGGGAAAAGTACATCCTGGACAAAATCAAAGAGTATCAGGAGATGCCGCCCGACCAGCTGATTACATCCAGCGTGACCGATATGCGAGTGCCCGGCGGCCGCGGCAAGCGGAAGCGGGACGGTGCAAACCAGCAGATCGGTATGTACCAAAAGGAAACCCCGGCACAGCGTATCTTGCAGCTGCAGGAAGCACTGAACAAGATCCATGGCCGCATCCTGTCGGCGGCGGCCCAGATGCAGAAGAACGAGATGGACAAGTTGCATCTGGAAAATGAGCAGCGGCGGCTTGACCTGCTGCAGATCCGGGCAACCGGAGAGATCCACGAACCGGGGGACGGTGACAAAGATGCTGTACACGAGTAAGGCTGTTGGCGAATGGCTGAACATCACAGACCGCGAGGTGCGGAACCTGCGGGACCAGGGCGTGTTGTCCGAAGTCCGGCCCGGTATCTTTGATATGAAAACCGTAGTCCGGCAATATCTGGACTTCAAGATCGGCAACCGGGATGACCAGGTTCGGCTTATCGCCGCCCGCGCCGAGCGGGAGGAAACCCGCGGCAAGATCGAGAAAATGCGGATGGAGGAAGCACAGGGCGACCTGCACCGCACCGAGGACGTAGAACGTGCCCTGAAAACCATCTTTGCCAACTTCAAAAACAGGCTGGAAACCATCCCGACCAAGTATGCAAGTACCATGGCGCAGCTGACCGACCCGGCGGAAGCACATGACATTCTGCAAAAGGCAGTACAGGAAGCGCTTGTGGAATTGAGTGACCCGGAAATTGCGCTGGCGGCACCGGAGGAGGAATCCGAAGATGAGCAGGAAGAATAAATGCCGGCACTGTGTCTGGGGCACCCGGTTGAATGAGATCCAGCAGTTCTGCCCGTTCAAGAACTGCGTCAGGAAAGGCGGCAGGAACCATGGCAATGATCCACCTGGAACCGCAGACGGCGGAGATGTTCAGCCGGGCGCTGGGAGCACTGAAACCACCCCCGAACCTGACACTTAGCCAGTGGGCGGACAACTTCCGGCACCTGTCGGCGGAAGCATCCGCAGCAAAGGGGCGCTGGAACACGGACAATGCGCCATTCCAGAGGGAAATCATGGATGCCATTGGGGATGTGCATATCCGCAAAGTGGTAGCTATGATGTGCGCCCAGTCCGGCAAGACGGACGGACTGATTCTTAACACGGTTGGATATTATATGAACTACTACCCGGCCCCTATCATGGTAGTGCAGCCTACTGTAAGTCTGGGAGAGAGCTTCAGCAAGGACCGTCTGGCGACCATGATCCGGGACACGCCGGTGCTCCGGGGCCTTGTGGACAACAAGAGCCGCTACTCCGGCAACACGATCATGAAGAAAAATTTTAGCGGTGGACAGCTGACCATTGTTGGCGCAAATTCGCCGACCGATCTTCGCGGCCGCCCCATCAAGGTGCTGCTGGCGGACGAGGTGGACGCTTACAAAGTCAGCGCCGGCAAAGAGGGCGACCCTGTTATGCTGGCCGAGCAGCGCCAAACAACGTTCTGGGACTACAAGACGGTGCTCATATCTACGCCTACCACAAAAAATGCAAGCCGCATTTTGGACGAGTTCAACGCATCCACCCAGGAAGAGTGGACGGTGCCTTGTCCAAACTGCGGCTTTTATCAGCCCTTTGTTTGGGACAACATGGTATTCGATCAGGACAAGTGGCCGGAGGGAGGCGTGCAATACCGCTGCGCCGAGTGCGGCTGTCTGGACAATGAATACCGCTGGAAGAAGAACAGCCTGCAAGGAAAGTGGCACGCAGAGCACCCGGAACGGGCGGTGCGGGGTTTCCACATGAATAAGATCGGATCGACCCTGTGCGGGTGGGACAAGATCGTGGAGGACTTCATAGCTGCTGACCTGGATGCAAAGCGCGGTGACTACGAGAAGATGCAGGTCTTTGTGAACACTGACCTGGGCTTGCCGTGGGAGGAACCGGGCGAAACGGTGGAAGCCAACAACCTGATGGACCGCCGCGAGTTCTACGAGGCCGAAGTGCCGGATGGGGTGGTGTACCTGACAGCCGGTGTCGATACCCAGGACAACCGTTTCGAGGTCGAAGTGGTGGGCTGGGGCATCGGCAAGGAAAGCTGGGGCATCCGGTATCAGCGTATCTACGGCGACCTGAAACGAGGGCAGGTCTGGGCGGATCTGGACGAGTTCCTTTCCCGTACTTGGAAAAAGAAAGATGGCACGGAACTGGCCCTGCGGTCTGTCTGCATGGACAGCGGCGGCCATTTCCCGGATCAGGTCATTCGCTTCTGCAAAGAGCGGGAAGAACGGCACATCTGGGCTATCAAGGGCCGCGGCGGTATGGACGTGCCATACCTGCGCAACCCCACCCAGAACAACCGCGTCAAGGGCGAACTGTTCACCTTGGGCGTTGACACCGGCAAGAACATGGTCCTTGCCCGGTTAAAAGTGCTTATCAAAGGCCCGAACTACTGTCACTTCCCGGCGGCAGAGGACGCGGGCTACAACGAAAACTATTTCAAGATGCTTACTGCGGAACACAAGGTCACGCGCTGGAAGTCTGGCCGAAAGGTTGAGCGGTGGGAACTGAAAGACCCGGCACAGAAACGTAATGAAGCATTTGACGTGCGGAACTACGCCACGGCGGCGCTGGAAATCAGCAATCCCCCCGGTCTGGAAATTCCCGGCGAGGAAGCCCCGCGCCAGGCTGCACCACGCCAGTACCGCAGAAGAAGATCGGGAGGTATCTAATCAATGCCGATTATCTCAAAAGAAACCGCACAGCGGCACCTTGATATGTGGCTGGAAGCGGAGGCTGCTGTATCGACCGGGCAGAGTTACCAGATCGAACAGATGATGCTGACCCGTGCCAGCCTGAAACAGATCCGGGAGAGCATCATCTTCTGGGAAAAGAAAGTGGCCGAGGCCGAAGCGGCAGAACGCGGGCGGGGCAGGAACCGGATCTATCACTTCTCCCCGCATGATGTGTAAGGACGGTGGACGATATGACAAATATTCTGGATAAAGCCATTGCGGCGATCTCGCCTGAAAAAGGCTATCGCCGCGCTGTGGCACGATCTGCACTGTCCATCATGAACAACGGCACTGGCTACGGAAATTACGGTGCAAGCCGTATCTCCCGCGCCATGCGCAGCTGGCACGTTGGCGGTGGCAGCGCAAAAGAGGACATCGAAGATAATATTGAAACCTTGCGCAAGCGGAGCCGGGATGCCTACATGGGAATCCCGCTGGCTACCGGTGCCATCAAGACCCTGCGCACCAACGTGGTGGGCAGTGGCCTTGTGCCAACCCCGCAGGTGGATGCGGACTATCTGCACCTGACCGAGGAACAGGCTGACCAGCTGCAGGCCCAGATCTCCCGCGAGTTTGAACTTTGGGCAGACAGCACCCTTTGCGATGCTTCAGGCATGGACAACTTTTGGCGCTTGCAGACGCTGGCGTTTACCAGCTTCCTGATGAACGGTGATGCTTTTGCAGCGGTGCAGTTCAGCGAGAATCCGCACTGGCCGTATGCCCTGCGCCTGCGCCTGATTGAAGCCGACCTGATTTGCAGCCCTGACCGCATGGACAGAATGTATCCTTGCACTGTGGACGGGCATAGCGTGTACCAGATCGTGCAGGGCGTGGAAACGGACAAGGACGGTGCCGTGGTGGCTTACTGGGTAGCAAGCCGGCATCCGCTGGCTTATGACAGCGCGGTGCCCTTGACCTGGACGCGGGTAGAAGCCCGCGACCCGGAAACGGGAGAACCGAACATCCTGTGCGTTACCCAGAGAGAACGTGCCGGGCAGCGGCGTGGCGTGCCCCTGCTGGCCCCGGTACTGCCTACGCTGAAACAGATGGGCAGATACACGGAAGCAGAACTGGCGGCGGCCATTGTGGCATCCTCCATCACGCTGTTTATCAAGCACAACAACCCGACCAGCCAAGCACCTTTTGGCGAGGAACCCGCAGATAAGGCGGAGGACCCGAACACCCCGGCTGATGAACTGGGCATTGACCTTGCACCGTCTGCCGTGTTCGATCTTGCGCCGGGTGAAGATACGTCCGTGTTTGACCCGAAACATCCGACCACGACCTTTGACGGGTTTATGTCGGCCATGTCCGACCAGGTGGCAACCGGCGTGGAGATTCCCAGAGAGGTTCTGTACAAAAAGTTCTCGTCCAACTACTCCGCGAGCCGCGGCGCTTTGAATGAGTTCTGGCGCACCTGCGGTGTGCTGCGGGATAGCTTTGCGGCCGACTTCTGCCAGCCGGCCTACGAGAAGTGGTTTGCCGAGGCGGTGGCCCGTGGGCGTATCAATGCGCCGGGTTTCTTTGATGACCCGGCGATGGCAAAAGCCTACACAGCCTGCACATGGAACGGCCCGGCCCGCACCAATCTGGATGCCAAGAAAGAAATCGAGGCAGCCAAACTCCGCATAAAAGAGGGAATCAGTACGGCGGAACAGGAAACCGCCCAGATGACCGGCGGTAGCTGGCGGGCCAATATGCGGCAGCGCAAGAGCGAAATGGAAAAAATGAAGGAGGTAGGACTTTATGAGCAAGCCCAATCTGCAGGCAACCCCGAAAACAAAGAATGATAAGTTCTGGCAGTTCCGCAATCTGGCCGATGATGACCAGAAAGCGGAACTTCTGCTTTACGGCGATATTTCCGAGCGCAGCTGGTGGGAGGATGCCGCGACCCCGAAACGGTTTGCGGATGACCTTGCCGCCCTGGGCGATGTAAAGGAAATCACCGTGTACATCAACTCTGGCGGCGGTGATGTTTTTGCGGCACAGGCCATTGGCAATATGCTGGAACGCAATGCAGCCACCGTGACCGCTCACATTGACGGTCTGTGCGCCAGCGCTGCCACCATCGTTGCCTGCCATGCAGACAAGGTGGTAGCGGCGGCAGATGGCAGCTACATGATCCACCCGGTCAGCATGGGTATCTGTGACTACCTGACCGCAGACGATCTCAACAACTGCCTGAAAGCGCTGGAAGCCATCCGCAGTAACATCATCACTCTGTATGCCAAGAAGTCCGGCAATACCGAGGAAGAGTGTGCAAAGTGGATGGATGAAACCAGCTGGTGGACCCCCGCAGAAGCCAAGGAAAAAGGCTTTGTGGACGAGGTGGACGATGATTCAGAGGATTCCGTGGTGGAGAACCGAAACGGTATCCTGTTCGTCAACAGCATCAGCATGAACACACCGTTCAATCAGGCACCAAACTTTGTCAGGAGCCGGGTGGTGGATAAGACCACGACCCAGCCTGAAAATAAACGCCCGGCGGAACAGCCGGAAAACAAAACCCATGGGGAGGTAACAGACATGGATATTAAGGACATTAAGACCGTGGATGATCTCCGCAAGGCGTGCCCGGATCTGGTAGCTAAGATTGAGGACGAAGCTATCACTACCGAGCGCACCCGCATCAAGGAGATCGAGGACGCGACCATGCCCGGCGCAGAAGATCAGGCCAACGAGGCGAAGTTTACCAAGCCCGTTGATTCTGCATCCTTTGCAAAAGCTATGATCGCCAGCATGAAGGCAAAGCAGCAGAAGCAGAGCCAGGACTACCTGGACAAGGTGAAGAAGAACGCCCAGGATTCTGGCGCAAACGACATCACCAATCCGCCGCCTGCAAACCCGGAGCCGGAGGACGCGGAAGCAAGCATCTTCATGAATGCTATCCGCAAGGCCAACGGCGTGAAGTAAGGAGGAAAGAACCATGAGTATGGATCTTGCAAGAAAAGACTTCAGCACCGCCCCGGAGTATTTCATCGCCGGCGCAGACATTGGCATTGCCAAGACCAGCAAGACTGCGAGCGAAGCAGTGGAGGCGCACGCCCCCGTCCTGATTGCTGACGGTAAGGTGAAACCCATTGCAGCCCCGGCCAGCGCCGGCGCAGCAGTTCTTACCGGCCTGTATGGCATCACGGCTGACAGCGCAAAGGCAGACGAGGAAGTTCCGGTCTATCTGACTGGCGAGTTCTTCGCCAATGGCCTGGTGCTGCCGAACAATGTGAGCGCGGCGGACGTGGAGATCCCTCTGCGCAACCTGGGCATTTTCCTGAAGTGATAGGAGGAAACAAAAAAATGGCAAATGAGATCAACATCTACGAGCCGCGGTATCTGGCCGAGGCTGTGCGTACCGCGCCCCCGATCCGCACTTTTCTGCTCAACCGCTTCTTCGGCAATGTGAAAACATTCTCCACCGAGCGCGTTGACATTGATATTGTCAAGGGCAACCGCAAGATGGCAGCTTTCATTCATCCGCTGGTGGGCGGCGAGGTCGTGCAGAATGAGGGCTACGAAACCAAGTCCTATGCACCGCCCCTTATCAATCCTGCAATCATCACCACTGCGGATATGTTCCTGAAGCGCCTGCCCGGTGAGGATATTTATTCCAGCAAGAAGCCGGAAGAGCGTGCAGCCGAAAAGCTGGTCGAGGACTACAACAAGCTGAACGACATGACCACCCGCCGCGAAGAGTGGATGGCAGCCCAGGTGCTTACCACCGGTCAGCTGAAAGTGAAGGGCAAGGGTGTGAACGAAGTCATTGACTTTGGCTTCACCAACAAGATCAATCTGGAGGGTACGAAGCAGTGGGGCAAGTCCGCTGCGGATCCCTGGGGTAATCTGTGCGACTGGAAGCAGCAGGTGAGCCGCAACGGCTTTGCCAACGCTGACATGATCGTTATGGGCAAGCTGGCCGCAAACCATTTCATGGCTGACAGCAAGATTCTGGATCTGATGGACAAGCGCCGCTTTGACATTGGCTCCATGGCTCCCAAGGAACTGGAAGGCGGCCTGACCTACTACGGCCACCTGAACCTGCCCGGTGTGGACATTTACGGCTATGATGAAGTCTACCTGGATGATGAAACCGGCGAAACCAAGCCCCTGATCCCGGACAACATGGTGCTGATGATCCCCAGCAACGCAAACTTCATGCGTGCTTACGGTCTGTGCACCTACCTGGATGATGACAAGGTTTGGCACACTGCCGAAACTGCACGTCTGCTGCGTACCACCGTGGAGCACCGCCCTGACCGCCGCTTTCTGGAACTGCAGACCCACCCGCTGCTGATCCCCGACAAGGTGGATAGCTGGCTGGTTGCCACCGTCTGCTGATACGGAGGTACACACCATGCTGGACGTTGACCAGAACTACGGCACACCGGAAACCCCGAAGCCACTTCCTACGTTCAAGGACTGTGTGGCCCAGGACGTGCAGACCGTGTTCTTTAACTTGAACGAGTTCGCCGAGGAGCGCTACATAGATGACAAGGGGCTGATCCCCTGCATCACGCAGCACCCCGGTGTGCTTGAACGTGCAGCACACTGGGAGGGCGGCGCAAAACAGTCCTTTGACCAGGGTATGTACAAGGCGGATCTGCTGCTTTATGTGAAGCAGAAAGATTATGGCCCTATGCCGCAGAACGGCAAACTCATTACGCTGGACAAGAAGCGGAACTACAAAATCAAGTCCTGCTCCCTGAAAGCAGGAGTATACCGCATGGAACTTGAGAGAATCAGAGGGTAAGGCAATGGCATATTTCAAGACCAGCTATGACGCTTCCAATCTGACGGTTTCCATTGATGATGCGGAAGTGACCCGTGCCCTTGGCGTACTGGGGGATAAGACCCCGGCAGCGCTGAAAGTGGCGGTGAACACTACGGCCCGGCAGACGCGCAAGCTGCTGCTGACCGAGGTAAAGAACCGCTATGACCTGAACACGGCGGGTAAGCGCATGATTGAAGATCTGCGCCAACGGCAGAAAGCCACCAACCGGCGGCCTGCTGCCATCCTTGCCATCATGAAGAACGATCCCGGCGCATTCCGGGCAGACCTGGGCTATTTCAGAACCAGCCCCACAAAACCCTTTATGGGTCCGTCTGTCCGCAACGCGCCGCCTGTTTTTCAGGCACACGTTCTGAAAGGCAGCCCGATGATCGGCCTGGGCGGAACCAGCGAGAAGAGCAAGGGCTTCTTGGTGCAGTTCAAGTCAAAACACATCGGCATGGTGCAGCGCCGACTGGGCGTGCCTGCTGACAAAGACTACACGGAAAGCGGGAAGAAGCGCTGGAAGCCGAATGAAGAGCTGGTCACTATGTCCAGCCCGTCCGGTTCCGCAATGCACCATACCGTGTGGGAAATGCAGGAATCGACCGTAGAACAGATGCTGCAGGACAACACCGAACGGCGCGTCCGGCAGCTGATCGCCAATGCAAAACGAAAGGGTGTGATCTGATATGGCCGGGAAAATCACGGGCTATACCAGCGAAATGTGCCAGCAGGCCATGATTGACGAACTGGAAGAGTTGTTCCGGGACATGAAGTTCAACGGACAGGAGGGCGAAAAGTCCTTGCAGATCTTCAAACAGTTCGTTCCGACACCGACCGATGATGACGATGACGTGGACACCAATGCGTCCCACTTCCCGTGCATCATCGTATCGAAAACCAGCGGCGAGGTAGCAAACGAAAGGGATCCGCAGCTGGTCCTTTTGCAACTTATCATCTGCTGCTATGACCGTGGAACTGACCGGCAGGGGTACGAGGAAACCGTGAACATCATTGAAGCCATCATGCAGCACTTCAAACGGAAGCCTGTTTTTGGCGAGGCGTTCAAGGTGGGCTATCCCCGCAAGTGGGAACTGTCGGACGATGATATGGACTATTACTACTGGGGCATCGTCAATCTGATCTGCGAAACACCCAACACCCTGAAAAATGAAGAAGTGGAGGCTTTGATATGAGCACCGAAAAGAAAACCACGGCAGCCCAGGAAGCCCAGACCCCGGCGGAAGCTGTGGGCACTGTGGCCTACTGCGGTCCGACCGTCAAGGGCATCGCTCCGCAGTACACTGTATTCGTGGATGGCCTGCCCGAAAAGCTGAAAGAGAAAGTGGAGCAGGTGCCGCTTCTGAACGCACTGATCGTTCCGCTGGATAAACTCGCTGAAACGCGGGTGAAGATCGACCAGGAAGGCACCAGAGAGAATATTCTCTACAACAAGGCCGCTGACCTGATGAAGTAAGGAGGACATGACAAATGGCTATTTCTCATGGTTTTAACAAAACCGAGGCCGCGACCAGCGTTTCCGCGCCGGTATCGGTCAATTCCGGCCTGCAGGTCGTTGTGGGCACCGCCCCGGTCAACCTGCTGACTGACCCCGCAGCCGCAGTCAATACCCCGCTGCTGGCAAGCACTTTCAAGGAAGCTGCCGCAGCGGTTGGCTACTCTGATGACTTCGCAAAGTACACCCTTTGCGATGCGGTGAGTGCCAGCTTTCAGGTGATGGGTGTTGCACCCATTGTCCTGATTAACGTTCTGGACCCTGCAAAGCACACCACCGCACTGGAGAGCAAGACCGTGCAGGTCAATGATGGCGTGGCAGAGATCGAGGAAACCGGCATCCTGCTGGATAAGCTGGTGGTGAAGAAAGACACTACCGCGCTGACCGCAGATGTGGACTATACCGCCAGCTTCAATGATGACGGTACGGTGAGCATTGCTCTGGTCACGGGCGGAAAGGGCGATGGTGCAACCACGCTGGCGGTTTCTGGCTCCATCCTGGATCCCACCAAGGTCACGGCAGCCGACATTGTGGGCGGCGTGAACGCATCCACCGGCAAGGAAACCGGCCTGGAAGTTGTGCGCCAGGTGTTCCCCAAGCTGGGCATGGTGCCCGGCATCATCCTGGCACCCCGCTTCTCCAAGGACGCTCTGGTGTGCGCTGCTATGCAGGCAAAGTGCCGCAAGATCAACGGCGTGTTCGATGCGGTGTGCTTTGTGGACATCGACAGCGGCACCACCGGTGCACGCAAGTACACCGATGTGGCAAATCAGAAGGTCAAGCAGGGCGCGACCTCTCGTGAGGCATACGCTCTGTGGCTGTACGGCAAAATCGGCACCGCGGTTTACAGCGGCAGTTCTCTGGCCGCTGCGGCTGCCGTGTACAATGACAGCCTGTACAACGACTGCCCGAACGCTTCTCCGTCCAACGTGAGCGTGCCCATCTCTGCGGCCTGCCTGGAAGATGGCACCGAAGTGCTCATGGACCAGGAGCAGGGCAACGTGCTGAACGAGCAGGGTGTCGCAACTTTCATTCGTTCCGGTGACTTTGTTGTCTGGGGCAATGAAACCTGCTGCTATCCCAAGAATACCGACCCGAAGGACGCTTTCCTCTGCGTCCGCCGCTTCTTCAACCACACCTGGACCCAGTTCGTTTTGAACAATCAGAGCAAGCTGGATAAGCCCATGAACAAGAAGCGCCTGCAGAGCGTCATCGACAGCGAGAATATGAGGGGCAGCGTGTATGTGTCTACCGAGGTCTGCGCCAGTTACAGCATGAAGGCAGACCCCGACCGCAATACCGCTGCAGAACTGGTGGCGGGCCATTACAGCTTCTACCAGTATTGCACGCCGTTCCCGCCGTTCAAGCAGGTCAATAACACGATGGAGTACGAGGCCGGCGCACTGGCTTCTGCTCTGTCCCTGTAAGGAGGACTGAACTATGGCTCTGAATATTTCCAGTGATCTGGTTCCCCAGGTCATCAATGACTACAACGCCTACACCGAGGACGATCTTCTGATCGGTCTGGCAGACGAAGTTACCCTGCCAAAGATCAAGAACAAGACCACGACCGTGAACGGCATGGGCATTGCGGGCGATGTGGATTCTCCCGTCCCCGGCCAGTTTGAATCCATGGAGGCTACGCTGAACTGGAACACCATGTACAGCTTTGCCACCAAGATGATGAACCCCAACAAGAATATCCAGATCACCCTGCGTGCTGCTATGCAGAACGACAACAAGAACGGCGGCTACACCTACAAGGGTCTGCGCGTTGTTCTGGGCGGCCGCCCCAAGGAGCTGGATCCCGGCAAGCTGAAGCGCGCCGACACCATGAGCAGCACCACAACGCTGGAAGTGACCCGCTACCTGATGGAGGTTGACGGCCAGACCGTCATTGACATCGACAAGTTTGCAGGCCGCTACTATGTGGATGGCGAGGATATGCGTGCCGAGATCAACGCTCTGATCTAAAGCCTGATACATGATGAAGTCAGCCGTCCCAAGGGTGGGGCGGCTGATTCTTTTTAACGCGAAAGGAAACAACGATGGAGAATATCGTGAAGTTCGACAAGCCCTACAAGTTTGAGGGCAAGGAGTACGACAGTCTGGATCTGTCCGGTATGGAGAAAATGACTGTGCAGGATCTGATTGCCGTTCAGAAAAACATCGGCAACGAGTTGGCAGCAATGTCCGTGATGGAGATGACCACTGTTTTTGCGCAAGAGATGGCGGTCAAGGCCACCGGCAAGCCCGTGGAGTTCTTCAAACTCATGCCCCGCGGCAAGATCAAGAAAGTGCAGGCGGCGATCATCCAGGGCATGGACAGCAGCGAGAACGCCGATGAAATCAAAAAGCAGCTGGAATCCCATGCCCTGAAGTTCGCTGCACCCTATACCTACGAGGGCAGCGAAAAGGCTGAACTGAAAGGCCAGACCTTTGAGGGCATCGACCTGTCCGGCGTGGGTGAACTGAACACCATGAGCGAATCCACGGCAGAGAACCGCATGGTCGCAGGCGGCTTTGCACCGGTGAACACCCACCGTAACTACCTGTACTGCTGTATCATCGCCAGCATGGGCACCGGCTACCCGGTGGACTTCTTTGCCGGCCTGCCGCTGTGCGAGGCTGTGAAGCTGCGCGATGCCGTGAACGCTGATTTTTTCGAGTAAAAGGCGGGGCAAAAGGACTTCGGAAAGCAACTATCCAGCTGTCCATTGCCACGCACTCCAACATGACGGATTTGCTGCGCCTGCCCCGGCGGGAACTGGTGAATCTGTGTAACGAGGTGGCGGACGTATGGCGGGAAATGGAGCACTAGAACTTAGCATCCGCATCATGGGCAAGGTGGACCCGTCCCTTGTCACGGCGATAAAGCAGACCAAAGGGCTGACCGGAGATCTGGTAAACGCCATGGCGGGAACAAAGTCACTGGGCAACACGGTGGCAAACACTCTGGGCGTAATCGGGAAAACTGGTTTGGGCATCATGGCAACGCTCACCGCGTCTGCCGCCCTCATGACCAAGAAAACCACCGACATGGCAGAGGAATACCAAGCCCAGGCGGCGGATGCGGTCAAGTACGTTGGCGGCATCATGGACGATGATGGCAACATTGATCCAGAAAAACGGGCGGTCATGGAGGACGCAATCCTCAAAATGACAACGCAGGTTCCGATCCAGCGGGACGAGATGGCACAGATTGCCGCATCGCTGGGACAGTCTGGTAAGAACTATGATGAAATCTTCCTGGACAACCAGCAGACCGGCGAGAAGAGTTATCTGTACGATACCGCCAAAATGGCCGCTGCGTGGGACATTGATGCAAAATCTGCGGCTGACTACATGGCAAAATGGGAAACGGCTTTCGGAAAGACGCGCACCCAGATAACCGATGTGGCAGATTCCATCAACTACCTGGGCGGTCACATGGCTACCACAGCAGCGGAAATCGCAAATGTGGTGAACACCTCCGGCGGTGTCGGCCAAACGGCTGGCGCTGACCTGCATACGACTTCTGCACTGGCGGCTACCATGCTGGCTATGGGCGTTGACGAGGGAAAGGCAGGCACGAGCCTGAACCGCGTGTTTACGAACATCACCCTAGGCAACAGCGCAACGGATGCGCAGGTGGGCGCATGGAACAAGCTGGGCTTTGACCCGGTGCAGATCGCAAAGGATATGCAGTCTACCGGGCCAAACGGTGAAGATGGAGCAGCGCTCACCCTGACAAAGGTGTTCGATGCAATCTCGAAGCAGGACAAGTACCAGCAGACTGCAACCATCAAGACCCTGTTCGGACAGTGGGCTATTGAGGGCGTTTCCAAAATCGTGGAGAACCCGCAGGTTTTCCAAGACGCGCTTGCAATGGCAAACAATTCAGATCTGTACACCAACAGCATGGAGAAAGAATTGCTTGTCAAACTGGACACGGGCAAAGCCGTAGACCAGATGGCGAGCAACGCAACCGACCGTTTGCTTATCAACGTGGGAAAGCAGTTCCTTCCGGCAAAGAAAGAACTGGCTTCCATGTGGATTGATATTACAAACGGCATTACCGAAAATCTGCCGGACCTGTCCAACATTGTCAACGGCATCCTACCGATGCTGCACTCCGCCCTGCTGGGTATCGGCAATGCGGCACAGGCGGCATTGCCATGGATCCAGAAAGGTATTGACTACACGGCGGAGCATGGGCCGCAGGTGGCGGGAGCAATTACGGCCATTGCTGCGGCGTTCGGAGCCATGAGCCTTGCACCCACGGCGTACAGCGCCGGAACTTCGCTGATGAACACGGTGGGCAACATCGTGATCGGCGGAAAGCCCAGCGGTGCCCCCGGCGGAACATTCGGCGGCATCACAATCCGCAACCTGCTGGGTGCACTGACACCCACGAGCCTGATTCAAAAGGCAGTGGGCGGCGCGGTGTTCGCAAAGTCGAACGCTGGGATGTTTACGGAGAACGCAAAGTACGGCGTTCAGATGGCCGGCATCGGAGCACAGCAACCAACAACGCGCCTGGGTAAAATCGGGCAGACGTTGGATGGCGCTGGCGTTGGCATCTGGGCAACGCTGAAAAATTTCAAGGGCCTGCGCAGCGGGACCAAGAAAGGCAAAACCGGCTTTGTGAATGACGTGCTGGAAGCCAGCACGAACGGCGGCGCACCTGGATTGCTGAAAAACTCCGGCCCCGGAAAGTACGTCACGGGCGTAGGCAGCGCTATAAGCGCACTGGGCAACACGGCAATCGGTAGCGGATTCGCAAAGGCGGGCGGCGTTGCAAAGCAGATCCTTTCCGGCATAGCGGGACCGCAGGGCATCAACTTCCCCGGCATCTTTGCCGGCATGAAGTCCTTTGGCGGAGCAACCTTGTCTACGATGGGTGGGCTTGGAAAGTCTGCACTCGGAAACATTGGAAAGGCCGGAGTAGGAATCCTTGCAAAAACGGGCATTGTGCAGCCGGGCAGAGGAAGGGCGCTCTGGCGTATGGCAACCAGCACGGTTGGCATGAACGGACAGGACGCTCTTGCACAGATGGGGTACATCTTTAGCCAAACGAAAGGTCCCGCAATTTTGGCAAATGCCAAAAACAAGGTGGTCGGCGGCGCAACAAAGCTGGCAGGCGGTGCAATCGGCACAGTCAAAAACGTTGGTCAGTTCGCTGGCGCGGGGTTGAACGTGCTGGGTTCTACCGTTGGTCCGGTGGCTGCGAAACTGGGCGGCGGCTTTATGTCGCTGCTTGGTATGTTCGGCCCGGCCATTACAAGTCTGGGCACGATGGTCGCAGTGGTTTCCCTGCTGGGAGACCACTTTGAGGATGTCCGCAACATTGTCGGCATGGTATTTGGAGAAGGCGGCCTTGCCGTGTTCGACAAGTTTACCGGCAAGATCGCGGGCATCGGAGATCTGGCGAAACAGGTGTTCGGACAACTCTCCACCCCGGAGGGTTTGCAGAGCATACAGGAGAAGCTATCCGGTTTCAACATTGGAGGGCTGAACCTGGGTGATGTGTTTGGCGCAATGACCCCGGCTATCCAGACAGTCATGCCGCTGGTCCAGTCCTTTGCCGGTGTGTTCTCCCAGATCGTGGATTTGGGCGCGAACCACATCAAGCCGGTGCTGACGGAGATATTCGGGTTTGTCATCAATGAGGGTATCCCGGCGGTCATGCCGCTGCTGTCTACGGTGGTGAGCCTGGTAGGTACTACGCTGGTCAACGCCATCAAGGTGGCGGTGGATCTGGTAGGCAAGGTGCTGCCGGTGGTGGAGCCTGTGATCCTGGGGGTCATCGGGTTCTTGAAGCAGGTGGCGACCATTGGCGTGAAGGCGGTCAACTTCATCATCGGTGCGCTGAACAAGATCCAGCTTAAAATCCCGGAAACGCTGTTCGGCATCCCCGTCCCGGTCATCGGCGGAAAGTCTTTCGGCTTCAACCTCTCGCCCGTGTCTGTCCCGGCGTTCGCCAACGGCGGCATGACGCATGGACCGTCCATTGCTGGCGAGGCTGGTCCCGAAGCGGTCATCAGCTTCCGGCGCGGTGTTCGTGAAAAGAACATTGATACCTGGCTGACCGCTGGCAAGATGCTGGGTGTTGGTCTGGGTGATCTGCTGGGGCTGCCCGGCAGGAAACCGAAGATGTTTGCCGATGGTGGCTTTACGGAGGAAGATTCTAACCCGATCGACTTCCGCAAGGCACAGCGGCAGCAGTATTTCAACCAGATCGCACAGAGCGTGGATGCTGTGTTCCCGTCCGTTGCAGCCAGCATGGTACTTGGCTCTGACGCTGGTGTGGCGTTTAGCCGCATTACGGAGTTTGCCAACTATGCCGTGGACGGTCTGGAAACCGTGGCAGCTATGCCGGTGCCCGCTGTGTCGGATGACCAGAGCAAGGTTGTCCAGACCGTGAACACCGGCATCGGCAAGGTGGTTTCCGGTGCGCAGACTGTCCTTGCGAACGAGAACGCACAGAAAGTTATCCAGTTCATCCGGGGCGCAGACATAGAGAAAGCGCAGCTTGAATATGACGCAAACCCGGACAACTACGATTTGAGCAATGTGGACTTCTTCCCGACCGTCTACGGCTCCGGCGTATCGGAACAGGACCTTTCTGCGCTGGCCGACCTGCAGAACTACCGGCAGAACATCGTGGAACTGCCATCCATCGGTGGCAGCGACAACGATACCGGCGGAAACTCTGGCGGCTTTGGCGGCGGTGGAAGTACCAGCTTCCAGCGCACATACACCAGTTCTTCTGGCAATACCTACGTCTACTCACCGAACTTTGTTATCTACGGCGGCATGACAGCAGAAGAACTACACTCCATCCTTGCCGATGACTACCAGCGCTTCTGCGAGAACATGGAGCAGTACGAACGTGAAATGAGGCGCAAGAACTATGACACTTGATAACACGAGTACAACGTACACAACGGTATCTGGTGACACCTGGGACCTGATTGCCTTAAAGGTGTATGGGAGCGAACTGAAAGCCGACTGGCTGATGCAGAACAACCTTGGACTAATCCACATAACCCGGTTCGATTCCGGCGTGGTGCTGTCAACACCTGAACTGCCTGAAGAAAAGAGCGGCGACCTGCCGCCTTGGAAAGCAGGTGCGTGATGGTTTTGACAGCAGCGAGACCCAAAGGCCGCGAGGCAGCGATCCAACTGACATACGGGAAAACCGATATTACAGCCCGGATCGAGAATGATGTGGAAAGTTTCCATTATACCGATGTGGCAGCGTCCCAGAGCGACACTATGAGCATTACCATCAACGCCCGCAACAGCAAGTGGAAGAACGCATGGATGCCGGAGAAAGGCGTAAAGCTCTATCCGACCATCGTGGTCAAAAACTGGGGAATCGACGGTATCGGCAACTACAACCGCGATTACAGCGCCGAGTGCGGCGCGTTCGTGCTGGATGATCTCGTCTTTTCCGGCGCACCGGACAAGCTGACTATGGGCGGCGTGGCGAAGCCGAACGACAGCAGCTTCAGCGAGCGCAATCGCACATTCACATGGAAGAAAACCAGCGTGAAGAAAATTGCAGAAGCCATTGCCGGACGGTACAAGCTGGAACTGAAGTTTGAAGGTGACGACCACGACATTGATGCAAAGGAACAGGACGCTACGGACAGTGCGTTCCTGCAAGACCTGTGCAAAGATTACGGTCTGGTCATCAAGGTCTATGCGTCGAAGCTGTGGGTGTATGACCGGGAAAAGTACAAGGAAAAAGCGGCGGCCTGGACGGTATACGAAGAGGCACAGCCGCTGAATCCGAACGCCTTGTGCATCGAACCGGGCAGTTTTAAGTGGAATACCAAACTGACAGGGACATACACGGGCGGCGTGTACACCTACACCAACAAAAAGAAAAAGATCAACATCAACGTCAAAGTGGGCACGGAAGAACGCCAACTTAAACTCACCAGCAAGGTGAACAGTGAAGCGGATGCGAAGGCAAAACTGGTGGCGGCTATCAAAAACGCCAACCACGGCGCAACGACCATCAGCTTCACGATTCCGGGATACCCGGCGGGCGCATCGGCGCAGTGCATCAATCTGGTGGGCTACGGCAAAATGGCGGGGAAATACTTCATCGACGAGATGGAGCACACCTTCTCACCGTCCGGCGGTTACAAAACGCAGGTCAAGGCCAGCAAAGTGGAAAAGGGGGATTTCACATGAGCAGCGAAGTGCGGCTTGGAAATGTAAGTTCCATTGACTACGAAAATGGTCTGTGCGAAGTAACGTACCCTGACCGGGACGATACCGTAACGGAAATGGTACCGATGCTCTCAAACCGGGAATATCGGATGCCGGAAGTGGACGATCTGGTGGTGGTGCTGCATCCGGGCGACAGCCCGGAGGACGCTGTGATTCTGGGCACGATCTGGAACGAGAAAATCAAACCTGCCGAGGGCAAAGAGAAGGTATTCCGCAAGGAATACTGTAACGAGGATGGAAAGGCGTACCGGAAGTTCGATGCAAACGCAAAGGAACTGCTGGACTTTGTGGACGGGAAGAAGATCCTGAAAGCCAAGAGCCTGGAAATCAAGATCGGCAGCGCTACCGTGACCATCAGCGAAAGCGGAAGCGTGAAGGTGGATTCCCCGGCGGGCATCGAGATCAAAGCGTCCGGCGAGTTGAAGTTGAGCGCAACGACACTGACGGCCAGCGCGGCCACGGTGAATATCACGGGCGGCGGCGGGGATGTGACGGTTTCCGGGAAGTCGCTCGTGACGCACACGCACACCGGCAACCTCGGAAAACCGACTACTCCGCCGGTGTAAGGAGGCGCAGGAATGTATGTAGGAGTTTTTGGCGATGTGATCTTTTCCGTAGGCCATCTGCGGACGCTCACCCCGTCCAACTTCAAAGGGAAAATCGGTGCGAACTGGGCCGAGCATGAAGTGCTGAAAGGCAAAGCAAAGCCGGAGTTCCTTAACCCAAAGCTGCGGGAATACACATTCGACATTCTGCTTGATTCCAGCCTTGGCGTAAATCCAAGCAGGATGAAGAATCGGCTAGCAGAAATGGTGGAAAGCGGAGAACTGCATTACCTGATTATCGGGTTTGCACCGGTTTCAAAGAATCGGTTCCGCGTGACCGATGTAAGCGAAGCCTGGAACGTTGTATTGAAACATGGTCTGCTGACGCAGTGCATGGTGAGCCTGACCATAAAGGAGTACACATGATCGACATAAGCAGTACGATGCTTGAACTGTCCAACGACAGGGCAACGCAGGAAGAAGTGCAGGACGTTGCACGCTGCCTCCGCACGCTGTACTGCACCCCCGTGGGCAGCCTGGAAGGGGACCGCTTGCTTGGCATAGATCCGAGCGTGTTCCTGGACAAGCCGCTTGCGGTGGCAAAGGGCCTGTATGTGGCAGAGGTGACGGACAAGACCGCCACTTTTGAGCCGCGGGCACGAGTGGTGCGTGTGGACTGGGTAGAAAGCGATGCACTGCACGGAGTAGTAACCCCGAAGGTGGTGTACGAACTTGTCTAAAATCACGGAATTTGAGAACATCCCTGACATTGATATTGATGGCGGGGAAACCCTGGAAGAAGCGGTAGCGGATTGCAGGGCCTTGTTTGAAAAGTACAACAAGGAAATGTATGACGGATCGGTGTCACTGGCCCAGTGTGCAGAGGCCCGCATGGTGCTGCTGGTGCTGGCCCACCGTTCCCACCACACAATAGAGTTCAGCACGGCTTGCCTGAAAGCAGAATTGCTGCCGACAAGCACCGGGCCGAACCTGGATAATCTGGCCCCTATGGTGGGCGTAGAACGCATGGCAGCTGGCAAAGCAACAGCGGTCGTGCGTTTTACTTTGTCTGCCGCCAGAGCCAGCGCAACCAGCATCCCGGAGGGCACGCAGGTGCGTACCGGCGAAAAGCAGTATTTCAAGACCACGAAGTATACGGAGATCCCGGCGGGGCAACTGACGGTGGACGTTGAGGTCGTGGCGGATGAAGCTGGCAGCGGGAGTGATGGAATCCTCATTGGTGAGATCAACACGCTGGTGGACCCCATCCCCTATGTGGCTTCTGTAAGCAACACCTCTGCCAGCACCGGCGGCACGGATGAAGAGGGGGACGATTCGTTCACCCGGCGCATCCACTACGCACCGTCCATCTTCTCCATCGCTGGCCCGGTGGATGCCTATGAATACTTTGCCGAAAGCTGGCGCACCGATGTGACCGGCACCAAGATCATCTGTGAGGAAGGCTACACCATCCACATCTATTTCCTGATGGATGATGGGCGGCTGCCGACCGAAGCAGAGTGCCGGGGCATGGAGGACTATTTCACCACGGTAAAGAAACCAATGGGCGATCTGGTTCTCTGTCACGCCCCGGAAGAGGTGCCCTACGACATAAACCTGACGTACTACATCGCATCCAGCAACACAAAATCCGCTGTGACCATCCAGGAGAACGTGGAAAGGGCCGTAAAAGAGTACCAGACCTGGCAACGCAAGATCGGCCGCGACATTGATTCCTCTGAACTTATCATGCGGGTGCGTGAAGCAGGAGCCAAACGCCCGAAGCTGACTGGTCCGGTCGATACCAAGATCACTGAAACGCAGGTGGCAAAGATGAACAGCTGCAAGATGGTGTACGGAGGTATCGAGGATGACTGATCTGTGGGGAACCGGACTGATTGAGGGGCTGCCCCCGGCGGTTGCGGATGAACCGTGGATTCGCATCATGGACAAGGTGTATCGGGAGCGGCACCAGCACGAGATGGACGCTGCAGAGAGGATCCACATCTACACCCTGATAGATTCCCAGCCGGAAGAAATTCTGGACGTTCTGGCCACGCAGTTCAAGGTGGACTGGTACGATGCCAACTACCCGCTGCAGGCCAAGCAGAACATCATCAAAACCGCGCTGGAAGTCCGCCGCTACTACGGCACGGACTGGGCAACGCTGAAAGCTATCTCTGCTATCTATCCCCGGTCGGAGATCGAGCAGTGGTACGACTACGGTGGAACGCCCGGTCACTTCCGCGTGATCTGTTCCGTGGACGGTGCTCTTATCCCGGTGAAGCGCCGGGAGATTCGCCGCAGCGTGAATATCTACAAGCGCATGACTGCCCATCTGGACAGCCTGTACTTGCAGGTGCAGGCCGGGCTTGATGTGGAGTGCGAATTTTCCTCGCTGGTCTACCGGGTGCCATACGCCAGTGAAACGATGTACGCCGGCACATGGCCCCGGACCACCACCCACGGCGGCATTGCAGATGGCGAACTGCTGGTAGAAACGGAGGACGCAGCAAATGCTTTCCGGGTGGAAACGGCGGGCACCATCCCGTACCGGACCACCCATGCCGGAATCATGGATGCAGATCTCACGGTGGACACCGAGCAGTCAGCCGCGAAGTCTGCGGTTCCATATACCAGCGAGAACCAGCGGGCAGGCACCTGGCCGAAGAACACGACCAGGGCGGCCTTGGCCGATGGTGAGTTTGAGGTGGAGGCAGAGCAGCAGGCCACCGGGTACAAAGTTGAAACGGCTGGCACTGTCCCGGACAGGACGACGACAGCCGGTATCTACGATACGGATGTGACGGTTGAGACGGAAACGGAGGTGCACAACATGGAAGTAGCGATGGCGGGCACAGAAACCTGTGCCAGCAGCATCCCGGCGGTACTGGATGAACCGGTACTCGACGTGGACGTTGAGGTCACTGTTACAAAGTTCAAGGGCAAGCGCAGCGGCGAAGAGCCGTTTGTGCAGTAATGAAGGGAGGTGAAAAGACTATGGCAATGACAAGTTACGCTCTGGGTCTGTACAAGGACTACACCAAAGTCCGCGTGGCGCTTGGCCGCTATAAGGCGGGCAGCACCTACAAGACGGTGCCCATCGACAGCGTGGAGACCTTGAAGGATGGCCGTCTGGCGTTCTTCATGACGATCCCGCCCGGCGATTCCACCGGCAGCACCGTGACGGAGGTTGCGCTGCTGGACACCAGCAAGCAGGTCATGTACACCAAGACGCTGATCGGCAATGAACAGATCGAGTTCGAGGCTGACGACGAAGGCGCACTCCTGCGTGTTGCGCTGAACTTCAGCAGCGCGGACAAGACCGCTGACCAGAGGAAAGCAAAGGGATAAGGAGGACACCCTATGTACAATTTCAAAAACTGGGTGGACAGAGTGACCCAGTTCGTGAACCGTTTCAAGGAAACGAACAATTCCGACGGTTCCATTACCCATGAGAGAGTGGACGGCGAGGTGCTGAAAACCGGCACCTCGCAGAGCGCCGCAAACTTCAACAACATGGAGGGCGGCATTCTGGAAAACAGCCTGCTGCTGGCCGAGGCTACCCGTGTGCTGAAAGAGCACGGCCTGGATATTGAGGCCATGACCGGCGAGACGCACATTGTCTACCTGTACAACACCGCGAAGTATCCGGCAAACAACAGCAAGAAAACCATCGCCCTGAAGCAGCCCCGCAACAATACCGATTACATCATTGCAACCCGTGTTGTTTCTGCTGTGATGCCCAACGGCGTGGCGATTGACGGCGACCCGGCGGGCACGGCAGGCAACGTCATCATCACGGACAAGCTGCTTAACGGCTTCAAGGTGCAGTACACCGGCGTTGCCAAGGAAGTGACGCTGGAAGTTGAAATCCAGGGCGGCATGATCCCCGCACCGGAGTACGAAGATGGCACGGCCCCCACCGGGGAGTAAGGAGCAAGACCATGGCAAATGTGATCGTGAAGAGCGATGAACGCATCGCATACGAAGCTCAGGTGGCTGAAAGTTTCGGCTGCCGGGGCCACATCAGCGCAGAGCAGCGGGAGCAGGCAGAGATGATCGCTGCAAAGACCCGCGAGATCTGCCGCGATAACCACATGAACGGAGGGTATTAAGTTATGATTCAGGTAATCGAGAAAAACGAAGGCACCAAGCTGAACTATGAGGTGGTGGGCACCAAGCTGTTCCTGGGCGATGACGAGATCATGGTGAACCTTGCCAAGTATGAGAAGGACGAGCCTGTGCACATTGACGTTGTGCGCAACTGGGATGGCGCACTGGCCACCTCCATTGGCAAGAGCGATGACCTGTCCTATGCGGCACAGATCGACATTCCCGCCCGCGCTTACACCGAGAAAGTGGAGAAGGTGCCCGCCATGGGCGGCGATGGCGAAGTGGAGCAGACCACGAAGGTGCCTGTGAAGTTCGACATTTCCCGCTGCACGCTGACCCTGTGGTCTATCGACTAAGTGAAAGGAGCAAAGAACTATGACTAATTTTGCTGACTTCAAGGCTGCCATTGAGGGTATCTCTGGCGGCAAGAACACCGTCCTGCTGGACAAGTTCGGCCTGCCGTCTGTGGTGGTGCCCATCAACAAGCTGACCTACAAGGACGTGGGCGTGGGTGATGATACCGTGCTGCCCGCATTCAAGCTGGACGGCGTGGAGAAGCCCTACTTCTGCATCGGCAAGTATCACGATACGCTGGTGAACGGCGTGCCCTGCAGCCTGCCCATGCAGACCCCGGCGGTCAATGTGAACTTTGATACTGCGGTGAGCCAGAGCCGCAGCAAGGGTGAGGGCTGGACGCTGGCTACCAATGCCATGTATGCGGCTATCCAGCTGTGGTGCCGCGCCAACGGCTTTATGCCCCGCGGCAACAACAACTACGGCGCTGACCATGCGCACGCATGGGAGAAGGGCACCCCGGCCAACTACGACAGCAGCGGCAAGGTGAACCTGACCCTGACCGGCTCTGGTCCGGTGAGCTGGAACCACAACAACGATCTGACCGGCATTGCAGACCTGAACGGCAATGCGTGGGAGTGGGCTACCGGCCTGCGCCTGATGGACGGCGAGATCCAGATCATCCAGCACAATGATGCCGCACTGGCCACGGCAGACCTGTCCGCAGCAAGCAGCCTGTGGAAAGCCATTGCCGCAGACGGCAGCCTTGTGGCACCCGGTTCCTCCGGCACCATCAAGCTGGACTGGCGTGGCAATAAGTGGACCCTTGTCACCGATGCACTGACCGGGCAGAGCGAGGACGGCCACGGCACGGGCTTTAATGCTCTGGCGACCACGCTGTCTGCTGTACCGCAGATCCTTTACGGCATCGGCGTATACCCGCAGGAGCCGAACGGTGACTATGGCGGCGATGACGTGTGGGCCATCAACAAGGGCGAGCGCATCCCGTTCCGGGGCGGCTGCTGGTACAACACTTCCAGCGCGGGCGTGTTCTGGCTGGGCCTGGGCGATGCGCGTTCCAGCGCCTACGGCAACGTTGGGCGGCGTTCCGCTTTTGTGGGTTCCCTCTGATAAGAGGGGCAAACCGCAAACCGACCGACAGTAAACCGATGGGGCGGCGATAGCCGCCCCTATATTTTGCAGAGCCTGGGAAAATGACATGAACAGTATTGAAAACGAAAAGCTGCAGCAGATGAACACGCCAAACGGAGGCTACCGCCTGAAAGAAGCGGTGAAGGCCATGATAAACTACGGAAGCCCCATACTGGTGCAGTTTCCGAGAGTGGAAAAATACGGCCTTGCAAAGCGTATCCGGGAAACGATGTACGATATGCTGCACCTGTGCAACGTGATCCAGAAGAAATACTATAAGCGCGACACCTTGCGTGAGTTCGATACCCTGCTGCTGGATCTGCGGGATTATCTTGACGAGGCGGCGAACCCCAGACTGTACCCGCAGGGTACAGAACCGAAGAAAAAACGCAAGAAGCGGGCGGACGGTCAAGCACCGGAAGCCCCGCCGCAGCCTGTCACCTGCATCACGATGCACCAATACGCGACATGGAGCAAATATACCGGGGCAATCGGCGGAATGATCGGCAATTACATGAAGTATGTGGAGGGCAAGCAGTCCAAATAGGGCTGCTTGCCTTTTTGCATAACCGGGGCCTGACCATCATTTACGCATCCCGATCCGGGGCGGCAGCTGGAACAACACTTCCAACGCGGGCGTGTTCAAGCTGAACCTGAACAATGCGCGTTCCAACGCCAACGGCAACATTGGGCGGCGTTCCGCTTTTCCCCGCCAGATGAATCACAGCTTGCCTGAAAAGATGGGCTGGATTACGCGGGCAAAAGGGGTCAGGATCCGTCGGCAGCGCCGGGGAGCGCTGCGCGAAAAATTTGTATTCGCATCAAGGCAGACAGTATACCGGGGAGAATGGCCGGAATATCCCACCGCCCGGTGAATGGTGGGGAGTGGCCGTATATGCCACGGGTGCGGAAGGCTGTGAATGAAAACATACAAAAACATCTTTACCCAGGTGGCGGCTTTCGACAACCTGATGCTGGCGCACTACCACGCCAGCAAGGGCAAGAAGCACCGGGATGAAGTGCTGATCTTTGAGCAGCGCAAAGCAGAATACTGCATCATTCTGGGAAACCGTCTGGTCAAGCAGATCTATAAGGTGGGGTCGTACCGGATCTTCTGGATCCGGCGGCCTGTGCTGCGCATGGCTATGGCGCTGCACTACCCTGACCGCGTTGTGCAGTGGGGTATCTACCAAGTTGTATTTCCCATATTCGATAAAGGCTTTATTTCGGATAGCTATGCGTGTCGCAAGGGCAAAGGGGCGCACGCAGCGCTGGATCAACTGCAATACTGGATGCGGCAGGCAGACCGAGGCGGTCCGGCCTATACGCTGAAACTGGACGTTTCAAAGTATTTCTACCGGATAGACCATGAGATACTGCTGAAGATCCTGAACAGGAAGATCGCAGACCCGCGCATGATGTGGCTGTTCCGCGTGATCCTGCACAGTGACCAGACGAAGTTTGGGCTGCCGGAGGGCATGAGCGCGGACGAAGTGCCGCCAGAGTGCCGGTTAGAGGACACCGGCGTTCCAATCGGAAACCTGACCAGCCAGATGTTCGCCAATATCTACCTCGATGTTCTGGACCAGTATGTGAAGCATACGCTGCACATCCACTGGTACATCCGGTACATGGACGACATTATCATCATCGGGCACGACAAGCAGGAGCTTGCACACATCCGAGACGAGATCGCCGCATTCCTGCGCAGGGAGCTGAATCTTGCTCTGAACCATAAAACCAGCATCCAGCCATTGAAACAGGGCGTGGAATTTGTGGGCGTGAGGGTGTGGCCGACACACCGCCGCCTGCGTCACACCACGATACGCGGCATCAAGCTGCGGCTTTCACAGGTGCTGGCACAGTATGAGGCGAACGAGATCACAGCCGAGAGCGTGGAGCGCACTATTGGCAGCTACCGCGGCGTTCTGAGCCATTGCGAGTGCATGGCGCTGAAACACAAGCTGAATCAGACATACGGGAAATTCTATATCATCAAAAAAGAAAGAGGCGAGCAGAACAATGGCAATCAAAGCATATTCCTATGCGAAGGACGGGAGCAAAGCGTTGAGCAAGAACTTCAGTGTGAAGGAGTTCCGGTGTAAGGATGGCAGCGACCCGGTGTTTGTGGACATGGATCTTGTAAAGCTGTTGCAGCAGATCCGTGACCATTTCGGGAAGCCGCTGACCATCACCAGCGCATTCCGCACAGCCGCCCACAACAAGAACGTCAAGGGCGCTACATACAGCCAGCATTGCTACGGCAAGGCTGCTGACATCCGCGTGCAGGGCGTAAGTGTGGAAGATGTGGCTGATTATGCGGAAGCGCTGCTGAAGAACACCGGCGGCATCGGACGCTACCCGGTAAAGAAAGGTCGTCCGGCGGGCTGGGTGCACGTTGATGTGCGGGAGGTAAAAAGCAGATGGGTGATGTAGTGAAGAATGGAGTTTGCACCATGGTTGGAGTAATCGGCAGTCTGATTGCAAGTCAATTCGGCGGATGGGATGCGGCACTTTCGACGCTGATCCTGTTCATGGCAGTCGATTACATCACGGGGCTTGTGGTTGCTGGGGTTTTCCACGCCAGCCCGAAGAGCAAAGACGGCGCATTGGAATCCCGCGCCGGGTGGAAGGGGCTGTGCCGCAAAGGTGTAACCCTGCTGATCGTGCTGGTGGCCTGCCACCTCGACACGGTGATGGGGTCTAATTTTATCCGGGACGCTACCGTGATCGCATTCATCGCAAACGAGACGCTGTCCATCATCGAAAATGCTGGCCTGATGGGAGTGCCGATCCCAAAGGCACTGACCGGGGCTATCGAAATCCTGAAACAGAAGTCCGAACAGGACAACACGGAGGAATGAATTATGGGTAACTTCAAAATCTCGACCGCAACTATCGTCCGTACTGCTTGCCTGCTGCTGGCTCTTGCCAATCAGGTGCTTTCTGCGATGGGAAAACCCATCATCCCCATTGAAAGCAGCACCGTGGAGCAGCTTGTGACCGCCGGTATTACGACCGTTACCGCTCTGGTTGCATGGTGGAACAACAACAGTTTCAGCAAGGAAGCAATTCAGGCAGATGCGGTTCTGGAAAATCTGAAAAAGCAGGTACACTAAGTCTGTGGCACAACTGAATAAGCTGTGATGACAACTCCCCGCTGGCGGCTCTGACCGGGCCACTGGCGGGGAGTTTTTTATTTGTCTGGGAGTTTTGCACAAAGGAAAAGTGCAAAGTGTGGAAAGTTTGCGCATTGACAACGGTGCACCGTATAATTTACGCTTAAAACGAAAAGAAACGCCAAAAATGAAAGGAGGAAAACGGCGTGCGAGTGTTCAAACATCTTACGATCACAGACAGAATCCGAATTGAAAAGTGGCTGAAAGATGGATTGAAAGTCAGGGAGATTTCAGAAAAGCTGCGGGTGGACCCATCTACGGTGTACCGTGAATTGAAGCGGGGCAGTTATGACCGGCTGAACGGAACAACGTGGGAACTGATCCCGACATACAGCCCGGACATTGCAGAACAGCGGTATCAAGCACATCTGCGGGAGAAAGGACCAAACCTGAAAATCGGCAAGGACCATGAACTTGCAGAGTACATTGAGCGGACCATTATAGATAAGGACTGCTCACCGGCTGCGGTGTATGGTTACGCACGGGAAGAGGGGCGAATGTTCAAAACACATATATCGGTGCCTACGATATACAGCTACATTAAAAAGGGCGTGTTCCTGAACCTGACACAAAAGGCGCTACCCAGGCATGGAGTGCACAAAGGCGATTACAAAAAAGTCAAAACGAAAGGCCCGACCCGTGCGCCGGCCGGTGAGAGCATCGAAAAGCGCCCGGAAGAAGTAAAGACCCGTGAAGAGTTCGGGCACTGGGAAATGGACACGGTATATTCGGGAAAGAGAAAAAGCACGGTTGCGCTGCTGGTGCTGACAGAGCGAAAGACCCGGAACGAAAATATTATATTGGTGCCGAACCGCCGCGCCGAAACAACCGTGCAGGCCATCAATGCGCTGGAAAGGAAGCTAGGTGCAGCTCGATTCAGCGCCATCTATAAGAGCATCACCGTGGACAACGGCACAGAGTTTGCATTGGCGGATCAACTGGAACGGTCCTGCATCACAGGCGGAAAGCGTACAAAGGTGTATTACTGCCATCCGTATTCTTCCTGGGAGCGGGGCAGCAATGAGAACGTAAACGGCATGATCCGCCGCCGGCACCCGAAAGGCACAGACTTCTCTAAGGTAACAGCAGCAGAAATCGCGGCCACGGAGAACTGGATCAACAGCTACCCCAGAAAGATTCTGGGGTATAAGAGCGCGGGCACCGTCTTTAGAGAATGCCTGCGGGAACTTGGACTGACAGCATAA